ATCTCGCTTATTAGTTCAGCCGAAATGATCACGCAGGTTTTTAATGCAGACATGGTAAATATTTTTTAGGTTAATAGCACAAAAATACATTTTTTAATATATATTTGTCTAAAATTACAAAAGTTTGTGAAAAAATTTCAACAGATTTTAAAAGATAGGGGCTATTATTCGGGAGCCATTGACGGAATAGTCGGACCACTTACATTGGCAGGCGCAAAGGCTTGGATTGATGCTGAGATGAATACTCGCGGCTGGGTTAAGCCAGTTAACGACTTAGTCTGGGTACGAACAGACCAGAGCTTCGACAATAAGTTTGCAGATTACTGCATCAGGTTTAATAATCGGATTGCTGATATGGTCATGACCTGCTCAACCACTCCAGGCGATTTTATCATTTTTAATCCTTTGACGGTTGGTGGCATTACTGGCTCAGCGGTTGCCTGCGAGCAGCAAGTTATCGGATCACATAAATTTGTCACATCGGGCAATTGGAAAAGCCTCTGGTTAAATGCGCCTTACTTTTATCAGGCAGGTGCTATTGAGATTTATCGGGATGCCAACAAAGACAGAAAGCTCGACAAGGCGGTTAAGACTCGCGGCTGGTACGGCATCAACTTTCATCGGGGCGGTATCGGTCATTTAGTCGATGACTGGTCCGCAGGTTGCTTGGTAGTTCCCGATAGAATCTGGTTCGAGGCAATAAAGATTTTCAGACCTAATCAATTGATAAATTTTACCCTTATAGAATTATGAAAATAGAACTCATCAAGTCGCAAAATATAGCACTCGCAAAGCTCGAAACAAACAAAGGACAAATCGAAGGGCTGCCAAAAAATCCACGCTTAATAAAGGACTCAAAGTTCGAAAAGCTAAAAAAGTCTATTGAGGATAATCCCGAAATGCTTGGAATGAGAGAAGTCTTAGTCTATCCGCAGGGCTCAAAGTTTGTTATCATTGGCGGCAATATGCGCTTTCAAGCCTGCAAAGATTTAGGCTTTACGGAAGTTCCTTGCAAGGTACTTGATAAAGATACGACAGCGGAACAGCTCAGAGCTATTACAATTAAAGACAATGTCGGTTTTGGGGAGCACGACTGGGAACTATTGGCGAATGAATGGGACAGCGTTGAGTTAGAGGAGTGGGGGCTGGATGTTCCAGTATTTGCAAGCGAGATTGATTATTCAATACTTGACGACGAAGATGTTCAACAGCAACTCGAAGATATGACAAATGGAGTAAAAAAAGCCATACAGATAGAATTTGAAGCGGAACATTATGAGCAAGCTTATGAGCTTGTAAAATATTGGAGAGAGCGGGACGCTTATGTCGGAGGAATGATAATGGAATTTTTGAAAGCGGAAAAAGAAAAAATATGAAAGTTTCACAAGGAATTATAAAAGGTATTAAATTTTACTATCGGGAGGGGTTTTCAGATTTGAAAACTTTTAACGAGGTAATAGGCAATGAAGTATATCTAAAAAAAGGAATGACAATTCAAGATGGAGAGAAGTGGATGGACTGCGGGGGGAATGTCGGTGCTTTTGCTTTATTAGCCTGCTCAAAAGGTGCGAAAGTTACCGTTTATGAGCCTGACCCTTATAATTGCGAAATGATAAAAAAGAACTTAAAAATAAATGGATTTGACGCTGAGGTGAAACAAGCTGCTTTAGTTCACGACCAGAAAAAAGATGTAATTTTGTTTATCGGAAATAACAATAATGTTTGGAGAAATTCAATCGTTAAAAAATGGAACAATAAAGGTATAAAAGTTCCCTGCTTAAACTTTGATGAGGAAGCTAAAAATTTTGATTGCTGCAAAATGGATATAGAGGGAGCAGAAATGCCAATATTGGAAAATACAAAAAAGGTTTTTAAAAAATTGGTTTATGAATGGAGTTTTGATATTGATGAAAGCTTGCCCAGATTTTGGAATATTATCGAAAGACAACAAAAGCAATATTCTGATTTAAAAGATGTCGGAAATACTGCAAAATTCAAAACAAGAGATTATGACACTTGGCAAAAATCTTGGTTCCCTGCTTGTACAAATGTTTTCGCTTTCAATAAATAATGATGAAAAGAATAGATTTAATAGAGGTTGAGCATAGCCGAAAGATTGGGGGTATTTGCGAATATATCGAGCCAAATATTTTAGAGGATAGTATCTTTTATGCAGACAATGAGCCAATAGGGTTTTACCTTACAAAGATGCCTGAAAAAATGTGCAAATTAGCAGATTTGGCTAATGCTGAATTAAGAAGTAAAAATGTACCTAAAACAATGATGGATAGAAAAAAACCTTTAGGCAATGGTGAGTATCTTGTGGTTAGTCAATATTCAACTATTTTAGGTGGATGTCCACCGAAACCACATATGAGAAGACCCTACCCAAGTCAATCAAGTGTTCACTCTATAAAGTCTGCACAAACTTTTATAAAAGCTATGTTAATGCTCGCAAAGGAAAGTGAGGAGCTAATAAAAGAAATTTTGCCAAAACAATATGAACAGCAAGTAGAACTTTTTAAACAAGTACCAGATAAATGGAAGTTCGGAAACTTGTTTACAAGTTCAATTTCAAACTATAATATTTCAGCACCGTTCCATCGTGATAATGGTAACATAATCGGGGCTGTAAATGTCATTATTTGTAAAAAGTTCAATTCAAAAGGTGGTGATTTGCATATCCCTGAATATAATGCCACAATAGGACAGCAAGATAATTCTATCTTAGTTTATCCAGCTTGGAGGAATATGCACGGGGTAACGCCAATTATTCCAACCTTTGAGGGCGGATACAGAAACTCACTTGTTTTTTATCCGTTAAAAGCTTTTGTAGGACTTGATTAAAATATAATTATGTAGCATAATCCTAATGCATAAAACTGTATTCGTGTATCCACGCCACGACGTTAAATAATAAAAGAGTTCAACGCTGAAGAGCGAACAGATGTTGGTAAATTCCAACCATAATTATATTACTTTTTAAAATTATAACTATGCCAATACCTAAACCCACACCAACGGAAGACGTCGACAAGTTTATTGACCGATGTATGTCGGACGAAAATATGAATACTGACTATCCAGACCAGAAACAACGGTATGCAGTTTGCCTTGTCACATACGAAAAGCAGGCGCAAAAGAAAATTTTAGCTCAGGAAACATTCACAGACTATCCGCAGGCAGCGACAACAAACGCAAAGAGGGCGCTAAAATGGAGAGATGAAACTGGCAACCCGAGAGGATGCGGCACTCCAGTAGGTTGGAAACGAGCTAACCAGTTAGCAAATAGGGAGCCGATAAGTTTCGACACAATAAAAAGGATGGCAGCGTTTCAAAGGTTCAGGAGATTTGCTGGAAAGAGTTATGAGGAGGGGTGCGGAACGATAATGTGGGATGCGTGGGGCGGAACTGAGGGCGTGGATTATGCAATAAGAAAAGTAAAAGAGATAGAAGGATGACACGGAACGATAGGACAAGGCTCCGCAGGGAGTACGAATATTTGCGAGGCTGCAGCGAGATGCTCAGCTGGTTTGTTTTAAGCAATCCGTCGGACGATTTAATCGAGGATAAGCTCGACAAAATTCAGGGGCGAATGGAAGCGCTCACGACAATGCTTAAAAAATTAGAAAGCCAAAATTAACAGTGACAAAACAGAGATTTGATGGCAAAAGAGGATAATTTAAAACCGTTTAAAAAAGGTCAGTCAGGCAATCCAAAAGGACGTCCGCCAATTCGAGACATTAAAGTAGTGCTTCAAGAACTACTCAGTCAGGAAAAAAACGGCACGCAGTTAATTGACGGTCTTATGTCGGTAGTGGTCAATAAGGCGCTCAAAGGCGATTTAAAGGCGGTCGATATGCTTTTGAGTTATACCTTTGGCAAAGCAACACAACGCACTGAGATAACTGGCTCAGAGGGCGAGAAAATAGACTTTACAATCAATGTAGTGCAGGGAAAAGAAAATTTACCTTATAAGCCAGACTAATGAACACAACAGCTATTTTTTTATGGAATAGGACTCCTGAAAAGTATGCAAAGGTAGATCGCAAGAAAAAAGTTATTTGCATAAATCAAGGGGGCACGGCTGCAGGCAAAACTTACGCAATAATGCAGGTGCTTTTTTGTTTGGCAATTGAGAATGCAGGCTGGGTTATTACGGTAGTCGGGCAGGACTATCCGAACCTTGCAAAGGGTAGCATTAGAGACAGCGAAAAGATAGCATCGGAAACGCCTTTCATTTTAGCGAGCTTAGACGGAGGGTTTAATCGGACATCGAAATGCTATAAATTTAAGAACGGATCGATATTAGAGTTTACCAGCTATCAAACTGCTCAGGATGCAAAAAACGGAAAGAGGCAAGTGCTTTTTGTGAATGAAGCAAACGGGGTGCATTACGACATTTTTAACGAGCTTAATCTCAGGACCGACAAAAGGGTTTTCATTGACTACAACCCGAATAGTGAGTTCTGGGTGCACGAAAAGCTAATCGGGAATGATAATGTCGCTTATTTTATCTCTAACTTTATGCACAATAATTTTGTAAGCGATACTA